AACTAAATAATAACATAAACAACATTTCAGTATCTTGATATACAAATTCGACATGATTTAAAATAGGTGTAAAATCATAAGAAATAGTTTTGTATAAATGATCAACATGTTTTGTTAATTCATCTGAAAAAGTAATCATATCGAACGCTTGTAATAATTCTTTTTGATATGTTTTATTTGACATTTCTTCATCTTGTATAGTAGTATAAGTACATGAAAAATTCGTATTATACATATTAAAATTATATGTATAATATTTAATATAAAGTTTAATATTTATATCTAGATTGGCGTTTTAATTTTTTAGATTGGCGTTTTAATTTTTTAGATTGACGTCTTGATTTGCGTCTACCTCCTGTTACTGGCAATTCTTGTACCCGAGGTAATAAATCTCCTAATTCATTCTTTAATTTTTCTACAATTTCTAATGAATAATCAGTTCTGTCATTAAAATGATTAATAAAAGTTGAATAAAAATGTTTTGCTAGATCTATATTTCCTTCTTCATAATTTTCACGAATACGACGAGCAGTAGTTTTTATAAGGTCGTGAAATTGTGGCGTTAAAACTGATTGGTCTGGCATATAATATAAAAAGAAATTATTTTTTAGCATAATCTCTTGACATTTCACGAGAAGGAACGCCACCTCTTACCCAGCCATTAGACGCAACACCTTCTACTAAATAAGTTGGATTTGTTACTGTTTCTTGAATCGCAGGTAATAATGGATAATTAGTAAGAGGCATGTAACTTATTTCGGACATGGTATTCACACTTTTCTTATTATTAGAAAATGTATCCGTTTGTTGTAATTTAGATTCTAAATCCGGATTAAAAGGGCCTTTTCCTAAATAAGGAACAGTTAAAAAAGTTCGTTGAAAAAGAGAAATTCGAGATTTTGGATGTGTTTGTAAAGAACCCAACATTAAATCAGAATTTTGATCAATATTACAACCGCCTAAATCACATTGATTGCCTGAACCTCCAGGCGCAGAATAATTTACATTCATTTGGCTAGTAGCAAATTCTATAGGTTGTTTCATATTACAGTTGTTCAAATAATGATTCTGAAGCATATAGTCAGAATAAGATTTGTTAAATAAATTATCTTGAGTTAACCCACCTTCATCTTCGCCTATACGTGTTGATTTCAAAAACTCCATATAACTTATAAATATAATTTTTATTTGTATTTTTTCTTTTAAATTCATGTAAATTATTTACAATTGTACAGTAAATGTATCATAATGTCTTGTATCAAATTCTTTATCTAATTCATCTACATATTCCATTAATGTTTGGTATTCTTTTTTGTTTGTTTTTGTCATTGGATTTAATTCAGGATCATTCATTAAAGGATCTGTTTCTTTAATTACGTTTATAGATTCAATAGCTCCTCCTTTCTTTTGTGATTTATTCTTTTTATTCTGTTTATTTGTCTTTCTTCTTTTTGGTTTAGTTAATTTTCCACCTGTAGGCATAATAACTGCTATTGTACTTATTCCATAAAAAGCACTATCTGCCATATAAGCTCCAAATGCCCTAAAAGTTCTACGTCTATTTTTTTGTACATCAAATGTATTTACATCAAATGTTCTATCTCCTTTATTTATAAATTCAAGTAAAATAATATGACCCATACCCGTTTCTTTATTAATAATTTCTTTAATTATCATATACGCAAATGGAAAATCATGTACAGTTGGATGATTTCTAAAAGCAGGACGAATTAATTGCTCTATCATAACATCATTTATTTCTTGAGCATTACGTTGACCTGCCCGAGCAAATTTATAATACAATCTCTGTAAAGGAGGCATAGTCGCTGGCATACGTGGTTGTATTACATCCATCATGGTAAACATAGGTAAACCAGGATTAGATATTCCTGCTGTATGGTCAGCAGCAATTTTATCTACTTCTGTCTGAGCTTCATCTTTTGTTACATAACCTAATATCCATAAACAATTCCATCCACAACCATACATACTACCTTGTGCTGCTATACCATCGATATTTTCAGGACGTTGTCTAAGTTCATAACAATCATGTTGAGTTAAAGTTAGTAAGGGAACAGTTGTCATATATAATAATAATATTAATATTTTACTAGAAATGGTTTTATATATTTTTTGATTCTAAAAGATTAAAATAAGTATCTTCTTGTTCTATTGCCTTTTCTAATTTCATTACATCTTTTTTATTTAGTCCAATCATTTCAGGATCAGCGTTTCTAACATCTTTTGTATCGTAAATTTTAAATAAAGATTTTCCTCCATGTTTCTTATTTTTTCGATAAATTGTTTTTCTTTTCTTCTTTTTTCGTTTCTTTGTACCGCCTAAATGTTTTCTATCATCTTTCGTTTCAACGCCTATTACAGCCATTGAATTATAAATACGGCCATACTGACTACATAAATAATCTATATATTCATGTAAAGGAGTATATCTATTTTTTTGAACGTCAAAACAAGTAATAATATAATTTTCTGTATCTTTTTTTAATTCGATTAAAATTGTATGACCTAAACCTGTATCTTCTTCAATAAGGAATTTAACTATTATATATAAATAAGGAGATCCTATAGCAGAAGCATTAGCTCTACTATGAAGAGCATCTTCTATAAACTGTTGAAATAGTGGTTCCATATTTTCTCTACTTCTTAGTTCAGGTCGTGGAAATAATGTATTTATAGTTACTATCGGTTCTTCTTTTAACACAGGATCAACCGTTTGTATTACATGTATGATAGTACTTACTTGTAATCCTGAAAATCCTTCTTCATCCATTTCGTTATTTTCTACTAGTTCAACTACTTTTTGTTGTGCTTCTTCTAAAGAAATATATCCTAATATCCATAATATATTCCATCCACAACCCATTTGACTATCTTTATGTTTTATAGGAAGAGGATGTTCTCTTTCTTTTTTTTCTAGAAGATTTTCTCTAGAAAAAAGCAATGCTCCATGAAATGTATCAACTGCCATTATATATTTATATAAAATTATATAACACTTTAAGATCTGATAATGTATTGTAATATTGATTTATTTGTTCTCTTTTTACATCTTGTCTTGCTCTTATATCTTGTATATCGGCTTCTGTAATAACATATCCAATTGGTATCGTTTCTGCTTGACTAAGTTGTCGGTCTAATTCTTTTAATTGATAGTTTAATAAATTTATATTTTCTTGAGTATAAGCTATTTTACGATGTATGTCGGTATCCATTATATAAATAGTTTATAAAATTAATTCATAACAGAACCTAATCGTGTATTATGTCTTGCTAAAGCAACTGGATCGCCTTCTTTAGCTGAAATCATATCTCCATAACAAAATTTACTAAATTCTTCTTGATTATTCGGAACAGTTGTATTCGGCATAGTATAAAAATTGCGCATAGAATATTCTAAATCAAGTTCATTATGTAATCCTTGAAATATTCTTGGATCTATATTTTTGGATATTTGTTGTTTTACTTTATCATTAATTTTTTTTTCTGTTTCAGGCAAAAATGATTTTAAAGCAGATTTACGATTTGGATTACCATTTAATTCAGGAAGAAGTACATTCATTAATGGATTTTTATCCGTTGGATTGGTATGTTTAGACAAGTTTTGTTTTTCAAAATTTTCTTTGGATTCAGAGTTCAAATTAAAATAAACAACAATACATACTAAAGTAAGAACACTTACCCATATAAAATTAAAATTTCGAGTAAATATAAACCCTACAAGACACAATACGATAACAAGACGAGTAATAGCATTTAATTTATCATTCATGTTCATATCTGAAGTTGGCCAAAATACTAGATTATTTTGATTCATTAATATGGTCGGATCGTTCATCCAAAACGGTGTCATGTATATTCTTTTTATTTTTTTTCTTTTTCTTTTTCTTTTTAGATTCTGTAGAATCTACTTTAACTTCTAGATCTACTTTAGATTCTACTTTAGATTCTACTTTAGATTCTACTTTAGCGTCTTGTTTCTTTTTCAATTTAGATTGTAATCGCTCTTTTGTTTTCGTTTGGTTTAATTTACTATTCATTTGAGAAGCCATCGCATTTAAATCCATCTTTCCTCCAAATTTGTTAAACATCTGTTCAAAGTGTTTCATACCTGGCATAGATTTCATTTTACCTAACATTTCCATGGCTTCTTCCATAAGTTCACTTTCTTTTAAATCACCTGATTTGATCTTTTTATCAATTTTATCACCAATGTTATGCATTAACCCTACCATTTGGGTAGGATTAGAAAACATATTTTTAAAAACAGTATCTGCTGTAGCAGGATCATTAATATCGCCTATAGATTCTTCTGCTATTTCTTTTGCCAAAGATCCAATTTTTCCTGTCATTAAATCATTCAATTGATCTTTCATATCATCTGTGTTTGGCATGGTATCGCTGTCAAAAAAATCATGAATATCTTTCATTGTATCATTTAATTTTTCTTTCATTTCATCTAAATTAATATTTTCAAATAGTTTGGAATGATCTTCTTTACCTCCTAAAATCATCAATAAAATAAGTTTTAAATATTTCCAAATAACATTTTTTGTTTTCTCTGTAATGTTTTCATTCCATAACAATTTAAAATCAATACCAGGTAACAAAAATCTAGATTCATTAAATAATTCTGATTTTTCATATAAAATATCAAAAAAACGTAATGGAAATTCTTTCATAATGTATTCATAGACACGTGTATAATTTTGTAAAAGAGAAGGAGGAAGCTTTTCCACTTCCACACATTCATTCAAGTAGATACTTTTAAGATCTACATCTAAAGAAGCTTCTAATTCAGGAAATGTATTTAAAATATCACGGATAAAATCTTTGATTACCTTGTAAAAATTAGGTGGAATCATGTTAGTTGTAAATAATATCATTTTAAATTATAATTGGATTTATATTTCCAATGTATTTATAGTGAATTTATGTTACCGGAAAATGTATTATATTTACTTAATTCTACGTTAATGCCAATAACATTTAATGGGATATTACGAGATTTAAAGACGTTATTTTGGCACCATTCATTATCTTTTTTTATATTTACCTTATTAAATGCTCCTATATTTACTATATTAGAATGAAATAAAAAGAGTTGATCATCTAACACAATGTTATGTTCATATTTATCATATTTATATGCTTTTATGTAATTCCATAATCCTTTTCCTCCCACACTCATTCCATTTATAATTGTTCTTGGACCATAATATTCTCTTGCTCTCGCATTAATAGCATGTTCTGAAAGTATATTTAAATTTATTGGTTCTATTAATCTAATATCAGGTCTAATTTTCATAAACCAAGTATAATTCAAATATGATTTATAATCCGTAATAAAATCACAAATTTTGTTGAATTGCGATTTTGTATTTATGATTTTATAATGAAAAGATAAAATAGATTCATAATGATGAAAATCATTTTGGTTTGAAATACCACAATAATGTACTTCTATGTTTAATAATTTCATATAATCATATAAAATTTTTATGTTATTTATCCATTTTATATTCATTTCATGAGAACAAAGGATAACTAATAATTTTATCATAAAATATATACATTTAAATAATTAAATGTATAATTTATAATGTTAAAAGTAAGATTTTCAGAAAAACAAAAACAATTAATTGTTTCTAAAGAAGATCAGAAAAATTATTTTGAACTTTTAGATACACAAGCTATTGAAATATTTTTGTCCGATAAAAATACATATCAAATTGTAGATGAGAGTGAACCTGCTGATATTTGTATTGTAGGGATACAACATACGGATAATTCGTTGTTGCGTATGAATGAACTTAACATTTTTTTATCGGTTGAAAACTTTTCTGTTGGAAGAACACATTATCAACATTGGAATAAATTTGGTAGAAATTCAAATTCGTTTATACATAGTTATATTTATAATGATATTGCGCATCCATTGCCTTCCATGACACCTGCTGTTTATTGTAGAGTCCGGTATTTTAATAAAATATATCCGAACTATCAATCTATACGAGTTCCATTTGAATATAAAAAATTTTGTTTGTTTACATCTCGAAATGGTTTAAATCCAAACAAAAAAACAGTATTGAATCAATTATCTCAAATAGGCGAAATTGATTTTTTAGATAAATATCCCATAATACAAAATAAAACATGTTATAATTCAATTGAATTAGTACAACTTTATTCCCAATACAAATTTATAATATGTTTTGAAAATTCAAAAACAGATGGATATGTTACTGAAAAAATATTCAATGTATTTTTAGCAGGATCTATACCTATTTATGATGGCGCGCCTAATGTTACCGATTATATTTTACCTGGATCCTTTATTCAATACGATCATACTATTAGTAGAAAAATTCAGTTTTTAATGAATAACAAAACATTATATAATGAAATTATATCTAAAGAAAAAACAAAAGTGTTAACCTTTTAATTTATTTTCAAAAATTATTGATATAATTCGCTTAATTTACAAAGATTTTGAATATATTTCAAAGACATTTGAATATTTTCAGAAGACATGTCTCGAATTACTTTTCGCAAATCATGGATAGCATTTTCAATAGTATCATTGTAATGACTAGAAATATCTTGTTTATAATCTTTGTTTAAAAAATAATCAATATCACCCGCATATATTTTGTCTTTGTATACATTTGTAATATGTTTTTTCCAAACTTGAATAAGTAATTTAGGATTACTTTGTTTAATTGTTTCAAAATATAATTTACATTTTATAAAACGCGCATCAGCATTGTAGGTATTGGCTATATCTTGTAAACATTCATCTAATTGTTTGATAAATGTATTTAAAATAAGAGTATTGTTCATTATATCTATTTGTTTATACTATTTTTAAATCTGTTTTTTCTTTTTGTTCTTTTTCTTTTTCTTTTTCTTTTTCTTTTTCTTTTTCTTTCTCTTTCTCTTTCTTATTCTTTCTTGATTTTTTACCAGCAACTTGTAAACTAGTAGCAGTACGGCCAATATGACGAGTATCACGTGGTGTATAATTTCTTTTTGAAAACATAGACCCACATGATGTATCTATAATTAATGGAAATTTATAACCTTTACTAGCTAAATATCGTAATAATTCTGTTCTTGTAATATATATATGTCCTCTAAATAGTTTCGCATCTCTTAAATGTCTTACTTCTCTAGCAATAGTTTGAAATATAGTACTGTCATCTGACGCAGTTAATGGAGTACCTGGTTTACTAAATAAAACACTAATAGATAAGGATTCATCTAGTACATACCTACGTTCTACATATTTATCAGCAACATACCAGCCTGTATCGTGTATATAATCTAAATAACTATCGCCGAATTTTTTTAATTTTGTTTTTAATTCTTTTCTACCAATACTATCTATTTTTGATTTTTTTTTCATTCTTAAAAAATGTTGTAAATTTTCAACACTAAATTGTCCTCTCATTAATGATGTTCTAACTTCTTTATTAAGTACATCGTACATTTCTTTATCATTTTGAGCATTTACAACACCAGAACGTGCTGCTACTAAAAATTTTACAGGCATACCTGCGGTTTCTTCAGGAATTAAAACAGGACAAGTACCACCTGCGTCATCTAAACATGCCGCTCCACTAGAAGCTGCTTTTGATTGTGATAAAACAGCTCCATGTGTAAATACAGCTATAATAATATCATAATCTTCAAGTGAAGGTGGAAAAGGTTCTTTATTAAAAAATTTTATTTCTATTTCTATTTCATCTAATGCGCGTTGTAAATAACCAGAATCACATCGTTTTAATTCATCTAGATTATTAATATGTAATCTGTTTCCGGATAAAGAAAGTTCCATCGGTATAAATTCTGATAATGTATGATAAGAATCCCATAATTTAAACATAGTAAAAATTTTATATTCATCTGTTTCTTCATATTCTTTAATAATAGAATAAAAACTATTACCTATTTGTTTTAACATATCATTAAATTCTGGTGGAAAATCAGAACATTGTGGTATAAAAAATTGTTTTCGATTTGGATCAAACATCATTGGAATAAATTCTCCATATTCAGGTTTCCATAATGGTCTAACACGTTGTTCCCATGTTTTTAAAATAGCATCTTTATATCTTTTACCTGAAGTTGTTGTAACTGTATTTTTATCTATATATACAAGTTCTGACGTTTTTTCATATTGTAATACACTTTCTAATTCAGCCGCAGTGCTAATAGTTTCAGGAATTAATGAGCGCCATTCATCTGATGTTAATTTATCATGTTCAATTTCTTCTCTACTTTCGCATGGTACAAAAGTTTCTGAAGCAGATCTAGAAGTTAGTTCAGCCATATAATGTATACATATATAATTTATTCATCTTCTTTACGTTCTAAAAAATAATTCATGATATCGTGTTGAAATTCTAAACTAAAATGTTTAGTCGGTATTAAAATGCCGTTGGAATCATACTCTATATGAAGTAAAGGTGAAAATTTATGTTTCATCAATATTTGCCATCGTTCTGTATATTGTCTATTTTTTTTTGTACCATGAAAATAATGTCGAATTACTCCAGGAACATATCCTAATCGAAGTGATTTCATGTTTTCTTGACAATCTAGCATACTTTGTTTGTAATCTTTATGATAATCGTAATTAATAAATGTATGTATTTTGTTGATAATAGATAAAGCCATTACATTATCACCCGATCCTAAAACACCTTTATCGTATAATCCACCTATTTTTTCATACGCTTTTCGAGTAATTGCCCACGCATAACCTGGATGCCAATAATCTAACCCTTTGGTAGAATATTTTTTATTTTTTGAAAAATTGTATCCAAAACTAGAAAAATTATTTAATGTTGTTTCGTCTTTATCCATATCCACACAATGACTAAACAATTGAACAATATCTTTGGATCCATTTAATATTTTTAATGTATCTAAAGCCCATGTATTATTTTCAAATTCAATATCAGCATCAATCCACGCAAAAGCTTTATATTTTTTGGGTAACATCTGAACTCCTAAATTTATCATATTTTCTTTGTGCCATATAGGAACATCACAATGAAGTTGTAAATGACGTTTGTGATTTGGTTGAGTAACTATATATTTTTGTTTTTTATAAATCATTTCAACTATGTATACTTGAATATGTTCATCCTCTTCTAAACGTTTTATAAATTCATTAAATAATTTATATCGAGTAGCATATAAACATGGATTGGAAATAACTACAATAACATGTAATTTATTTTCAATTGGGTCGTTATTTTGTATAGCATATTTTATATCATTCCTTTTATAATTAATACAATCAATTTCAATACCGTTAATAACTGTCATATAAATTAATCTATATTTAATTTATATTAATTACACACATTAAAATATTCAGTTACTTTTTGTAATTCATGTGGTTGTTCACTGTATCTAGTTCGATCTTGTGGTAAAGTGAATATTTTTACATGAGGTGGTATAATAACTGGAACACGATTGTTGTTTACTACTTTACACACAATTAAGTCACTATGTACCCATACTTCATTTTCAGGATAGCCTTTAATTTTATACCATAATTGTTTATCCATCAACATAATATCACCTGATTTCCTCGCAATTTCGTAAAGAGTCCATTTGGAAGGATCTTTTAAATTTGGATTCAGACAAACTTCTTCTTTACCTTGTAGTTCATATTCAATAAATCTATAAAAAATAGAAGGTTTTATTGATGGTAAAAAAGTAAAAAAAGTAGAATCAAATGTAATGTCGCAATTAGTAACACATAAAAAATCATATTTAGCAGAATAAATACCTATATTTTTAGTAAACGCTTCAATCATATTATAATTATGTGGATTTGGATAAACAGCATTGTATTCAACATGGATTACATGTTTTTCTTTCAAATATTCAGGAGTAAAACATTGAGAAACAAATTTTGTATTTTTTAAATTGATATCTTCTACTACAATAATTTCATAAGGAACACTACATTGTGAAGCAATACTTTCAATATAGTCTCGAAGACGTTCATCATAATGTTCATATCCAAACATTAATTTAATACATGTTATAAATGAAATCATACTATAACTTAAGTTTGATTTATTTACGAGTTAAACGAAATAATATATAAACACCTAAACAAAATAAAGTTACATGATGTAACTGTAAAATATAATCAGTTGGATGATCATATTGAGTTGTCATTCCTTGTTTTTTATTCTTTTTATTTTTGTTATCTTTATTGTTATTTTTATTGTTATTTTTGTTTTTATTGTTGTTTTTGTTTTTATTGTTATTATTGTTATTTTTGTTATTATTTTTATTTTTATTCTTATTCTTATGTCCTTCATTTATATCACATTTTTCATTAGTTATAGGATTCATATTACTAGAAAACCAACAAGGATTATATTCTGCTATATCAGAATTACATACATATTGACTATCTTCAGATACATTATTAGATATGTCACGTATAGGCATTTTAATTTTTTGACATGTCATTTCTTTATTAAAAGCAGTAAAAAGTTTAAATGGATTAATATAAGAAGCATTTCCTAAAATACCAGGAACAAGACCTTCAAAACTAGTCATGTTTTCTCCCATGGCAGAAGAAATAAATGGTATGTGACCATCAGGTATGTTATTAATATAAACAAATCTAGATTGTTCTGCTCCATTTGTATCTGTACATTTTCCTCCTGTATCCATAAAATATTTATTTCCTAATGGACCACTTACTGTTTGTGCTTTTGTGTTTCCGGATACTAATACTTGAACATAAGAAGCTAATGCTTTTACATTTTTACTAAGAGCATTTGCTTTAGGAGAGGATCCTAATTTACTGGGTGATTTTATATAAGCAGCATAAGGATATGTATCGGATGACATATTATAGCAAAGTATTATTCTAAATTTTCTTGTAATTTAAATATTTGATCGGATACAATGTTTATATCACTTTGAATGACATCTAAACTTTCTTCGCTAATAGTTACACTGTTTATTTTTTTATGTAAGCTTAAGATCTCTCCTTGTTGAACTTCAACCATATCTTGAGGGTTTTCCATACTTTCATATGTTTTTGAATGATTCAAAAGAAGAATTCCAATCAATAACCCAAAACATATGATTATCCACATAATCAATAAACATATTATTTTGTTTTAAATACTTGATCCGTTAATGAAGATAATTGTGTTGTATTTGCGTTATTCGAATTTTCAATTTGTTTCACTTTATCTTGTAATTTAAGTAGTTTAGTTACATCTTTCTGAAGAGAGTCTATATTTATTTTATTTTGACTTGCGATACTTTTACAACTAGTTTCATCATAAGGTTCAGGTAAGGTAGCACCTTCTCGTATGGGATAATAATGTAAATAAATAATACCTATAAACATTGCTAAAATAAAAACTAATATAAAATCAATAAACATAGTATGATATTATATTTTTTTAATGTATAAATATATGTACAAACAATTAATTTATAGTTATAAAGTTGAAAAAAATAAACCCGAACCACTTACTTCTAATTCATATCCATCTTGTCGTCCTCTTAAACATTATAGAAAACAAGGAGTTCAATCTTCTCTTCCTGTAAATTCAACTTGTAATTCAAATTGTTCGCCTGTTACTATAGGATTACCTTATGGATTACTTGGTAAAAACGAAAATGGTGAAAGCAAAATGTGTTGTGAAAACACACAAGGTCCAGTAGGTTCTGTTCATGGAAATGTTATTAGTTTTAGTGGAAATGCTAAATTAAGAAGTTCTGTTCAACCTAACTTGAAGACAAAACCATATTATACGGAATCCAATTCTTATTTAAAAAGTAGAGGTAATACATTTCACGCGAAGTCAACTTTTTCATTTGAAGGTTCAGATGGATCTAGTTACAATGAAACAACACAAACTATTTGCCCGCAACCAGTTAAAACTATTTATAAACCAAACAACAGAAATTTTTCGACACAAGGAGCAGTATCATCGGATACAAGATTACATAAATTAAAACATGATACTATTGTTAAAAACAATGCTTCTTTTACAGAAGTATTTAAAACAAAAATAAGTTATCAAGAAAATCCAATCTTCTTTGAAAAAAATAAAATAAACATATGTTCAAATACGTGTGGTATTTGAAAAAAATATTATATACATTAAGCTATTCGTGTTGTAAATAAAACCCAGTACTTTGATATGAAATTGATGTCGTATATCTCCAATATATTGGTCGCAATGTATTGTTAATATTTACATAAACACCAAATAACGCAGATACTTTATATCCCTTCTCCACCGTTATGACAAATGCTATATTATTTTATAAAACATGTATTTAATGAAGTTTGAACACTAGTTTGACTATTACATATCAATTTTACATTATATGTAATTAACCATACACATAGATATACTTGTAGATTTCCTAATATGTTTACTTAAAGTGAGGGACTAATAACAGTAGTTCCAGCTCCATAAGGTCTATTAAACTACATAATTTAATTTAACACATTGTTCCATTTGATGTATACGTATATAAAGGTCTTATAGGATAATATATAACTATTTGTAGTATTATTACCTAATCGGGTTCTGTTATTTACATTAACAATACATTCATTGTTAATCTAAATATTGTTTGATCCATAATTTAGTTAAGTTCCGCATTTATATCCATCATTTCTCTCTAGTGAATTTATAGACACACTATGTTAAAATATTAAATTAGAAGAAACATAATGTCCATATATAACTTTGTTCCTGAAAAGAATATTTTTAAAAATTATTATTTATAATTATTAAATTATTTACGTTTGACCAATTAGATGTTATGTCATTGTTTGTTAATGCTTGTTCTGATGTACATGAATTGATTTTGTTTGTAAATTACCTTGTATATTAATCATTTGAGTACTACAACTTATAGTTCTTCATGATGTAGAAGTGTTTGAACTTAATGATAATACTGAATATCATTTATGTTAGCACAGTTTATAATACTTTCACTTTCTACACCGAAAGAAGATATATAAGGACTTTGACATGTTAGTATAATGTATGATCCAATGTATGTTAATAAGCAATTGTTGCTCTTGTCTCTCTATTAATTTGAAGTTTTCTTTGAAAATTTGTTGTGTATCCACTTTTTCCAATAGTATTTGTCGTCTAAATGGCTTCATTCAAGGTAACTTCTTGTTTATATGTATAATTGTCTAACCAACTATTGTTCGTATGTATTTTTTGTTTTATACACTAATAATGTTTGTATGATTTCAAAAGCTAAATAAAATCCAAAAGAATTGAATAATCATTATAGTCACGAAGAGATAGTAGAGAAATATATAATTAACTTAATGACATAGTTGATCCTGATGTCAATAGTATAATATTATGTATTTTTGTTCCCCATTGATATATTCCATTAGTATTATATTTAGCTATAAATCCAAATGTACCAGATGAATTTGTTAAACTTGTATAATTATTAGTATCTGCATTATAAAATTTGGTATCTATAGTAGAATTACTGTATCCACCTATAATTATGTTATTAGATGGATCAATTGTTAACATTTTAGTTCCATAAGATCCTGGAGGTGATCCATTTATACGTGTTGCCCACATAACAGTTCCTGTGCTACTGTATTTAGCTAAAAATGTCCCGAATCTAGATGAACCAGCATCCATTGCGAATGTTTTTATAACACTTGCGCCACCTTCATTATAAAAATTTAATGTGGAAGAATTAAAAATACCAGCAACAATTACATTATTTGAACTATCAGCAGCTACAACTGTTGACACATCATTGGCAGATCCACTAATACGCGCGGCCCATAATGCAGATCCATTTGGATTATATTTTGCTACATACGCATCATTATTTGTACCAGCAATCACTATTTCCTTACCTACATTACCATTAAAATTATAAAAATATATTGGGTTACTATTTCCAAATCCAGCTATACATATATTGTTAATTCTATCTATACATATAGATGATACATATTCATTAACATTAGAATCATTAACATTAGTTTTAGCATTACCTATGCGTGCTGCCCACGAAAATTGACCACTCGGATTATATTTAGCTATAAATGATTCTTGAAAATTACTTAATGAAGAGGCATTGTTTAAACTACTTACAACAGTTGTACTACTTCCTGTATTATAAAAATTCAATTTTACACTATAATAAGCTCCTCCTATAATTATATTATTTGACGTATCTACATGTATCGATGTTGTCATATCATTTCCCGCGCCATTTATACGAGTTGCCCACAAAACAGTTCCTATACTATCGTATTTAACTATAAATATATTTTCCAAAACAGGTTCATCACTTATAAATATTGTAGCATCACCATCCGTGATTGTTGTAGCAGGGGTTGATAAATTACTAGTACTATAAAAATTAACTGGTCTGGACTTAAAAGAACCGGTTACAATTACATTATTTAAATTATCTGATGTTATAGATACAGGTCCTCCTGTATTCGCAAATATTACATTATTCTCATAGTTTGTTCCTCCTATACGAGTTGCCCATTGATATATTCCAATAGCATTATATTTAGCTACAAATATATCATTAATCGTATCAGAATTATGATTCGGTACAAATCCACCTACACTTGACCTTCCTCTACTATAAAAATTTAACCTACCTACATAAGTACCTGATATAAATATATCATTATTGCTGTTTACATAAACACATGTTATTATATCTTGCTTAATACCATCTATACGGACAACCCATTCATTAGTTCCATTTGAAGTATAACAAGTTAAAAATGAATTATCTGTAGTATTATTATTAATTAATAAGTTTGGCAATACGCCTGTAGTAGACTCAAATGAAGTTGTAGCATAATTATTTGTTCCTGCTATAATATATTTAATTTTATCATCATTAGTAAAACTATATGTGTCTATTCCGAAATACCATCTTTTAATATCTTCTAATGTATTACGTCCATTAAAACCATTCAATGAATAAGTTAACCCAATATTATTAAAGCTTACATCAAATTTTACATTTTTAGTACTCCAACTAGATAATAATAAATCATAATTTATCATACTAAAACTTGTATTTGATAACATATTATTTGCTCGTTGAAGAGCAATAACATTCCATGAACTAATGTTTTTATTGAAAATAGTTGCTCCTTGAAACATATTAGTCATATTTACTATATTAGTAACATTCCATGTACTAATATCTTGATCAAAAGCGTCTCCCACAAAAGTATTAGTTATATTGATTTTTCCATTGAAAATAGTTGCTCCCTGAAACATTGATTCTAAACTAGTGTTTGTTAGAGTAGATGGTAGTGTAGTTGGTACGCTTGTTAAACTACTACATCCTTTAAAAGCATTGGATAAATTGGTTAAACCAACATTTCCAAAATAAGTACATGAAATTAAATATTGAGCATTTGCGTTACCATTATTATTTAAATTATGAATATTAGTTCCATAAATTTTAACAGTAAATATTGATTTACTTGTATATGTATGTGATACAAATGTAGTATTTGTAGTATTATCACCCCAATTTATAAATAATTTATTTATAGTAGCATCATTTGTACTGATAGGTAATTGAAGTGTATTATTTGTAGTTGGTGATTCAATAAAATCATAAAGAAGTATTAAAAAATCATAATAACTATCATTACCAAAATACCATCTTTTTGTATTTTGTAATGTATTACGTCCATTTAATCCAGTTGTAGTAGAATAAACCATCCCAATATTATTAAAGCTTACATCAAATTTTACATTTTTAGTACTCCAACTAGATAATAATGAATCGTAATTATCTATATTAAAATTTGAATCTGTTAACATATTATTTGCTTGTTGAAGAGCAATAACATTCCATGTACTAATATCTCGATTAAAACTACTTGCTTGAAACATATTAGTCATATTGGTTATACTAGTAACATCCCATGTAATAATATTTCCATTGAAAATAGTTGCTCCCTGAAACATTGATTCTAAACTAGTGTTTGTTAGAGTGGATGGTAGTGTAGTTGGTACGTTTGTTAATCTAGTACATCCTTTAAAGGCATTGGATAAATTGGTTAAACCAACCTCTCCAAAACTAATACATGAAGTTAAATATTGAGCATTTGCGTTACCGTTATTATTTAAAGTAGTATAAATGTTAGATCCATAAATTTGAACAGTAAATGTTGATTTACTTGTATATTCATGTGGTTCAAATATATTACTTATAGTAGTATCTCCCCAACCTATATATAAATTTTTTATATTAGTATCATTTGTACTAATAGGTAATTGAAGTGTATTAGTTGTAGATGGTGAAGAAGTAAAATCATAAACAAGTGTTAACAACTTTGTTTGTGGTAGTAAATTACTTAGATTAGCTAGGTCTCTCATTATCCATCCTTTATTAACTAACATATTAAATCCTTCTAGTCCATTCGCAGAATAATATTTATTGTTTTGAAAAAGTACATTAGTTTTTACATTTTTATTACTCCAACTAGATAATAATAAATCATAATTATATATACTAAAATTTGAATCTGTTAACATATTATTTGCTTCTTCAAGAGCAATAACATTCCATTCACTAATGTTTTGATTAAAACTAGTTGCTCCTTGAAACATATTAGTCATATTTACTATAGTAGTAACATCCCATGTACCAATATCTTGATCAAACATAGATGCTCCCTGAAACATTGATTCTAAACTAGTGTTTGTTAGAGTGGATGGTAGTGTAGTTGGTACGTTTGTTAATCTAGTACATCCTTTAAAGGCATTGGATAAATTGGTTAAACCAACAGTTCCAAAATAAGTACATGAAGTTAAATATTGAGCATTTGCGTTACCATTATTATTTAAATTATGAATATTAGTTCCAGAAATTTGACCAGTAAATATTGATTTACTTTTATATGTACGAGTTAATGATCTAGTTACTCTATCACCCCATATTACGAAAAAATTATTTAAACTAGAATCATTTGTACTAATAGGTAATTGAAGTGTGTTCTCTGTAGTTGGTGATTGAGTAAAATCATAAACAAGTGTTAAATAATTTGCTACGGGTATAGTACTGTAATTAAAAATATCATTTTCAAATCTCCATCGTTTAGTGTTTTGTAATGTATTACGTCCAGTTGTTCCATTGGCAGAATAAGTTAACCATGTATTATTAAAGTTTACGTCGAATTTTACATTTTGTGTGCTCCAAGTAGATAATAATAAATCATAATTTGTCATATTAAAAGCTGTATCCGATAACATATTAGTCATATTTACTATATTAGTAACATCCCATGGACTAATATCTTGATTAAAAATATCTGCTCCTTGAAACATAGATTCTAAATTGGTAACCGTAGATGGTATTGTATATGGTACGCTTGTTAATCTAGTACATTCTTTAAAAGCATTGGATAAATTAGTTAAACCAACTGTTCCAAACTTAGTACACGAAATTAAATACTCAGCATGTATGTTACCATTATTATTTAAATTATGAATATTAGATCCATAAATTTCAACAGTAAATATTGTTTTACTTGTATATGTATGCGATTCAAGTATACTACTTATAGTTGTATCACCCCAAAGTATACATAATTTATTTATAGTACTATCATTTGTACTAATAGGCAATTGAAGTGTATTAGTTGTAGTTGGTGAAGAAGTAAAATCATAAAGAAGTGTTAAATATTCGACAACAGTATCATTACCTAAATACCATCTTTTCGTATTTTCTAATATTGAACGTCCATATACTCCATATTCTGAATAAGTTAATCCAGTATTATTAAAGGTTACATCAAATTGTACACTTTTAGTACTCCAACTAGATAATAATGAATCGTAATTGTATGTACTAAAATTTGATTCTGTTAACATATTAGTTGCTTGTTGAAGAGCAATAACATTCCACGTACTAATATCTCGATTAAAACTACTTGCTTGAAACATATTAGTCATAATGGTTATACTAGTAACATCCCATGTACTAATATTTCCATTGAAACTACTTGCTCCTTGAAACATTGATTCTAAACTAGTGTTTGTTAGAGTAGTTGGCAGTGTACTTGGTACGCTTGTTAATCTAGTACATCCTTTAAAGGCATTGGATAAATTGGTTAAACCAACGGTCCCAAAACTAATACATGAAGTTAAATATTCAGCATTTGTGTTACCATTATTATTTAAATTATGAATATTAGATCCATAAACTTTAACAATAAATATTGATTTACTTGTATATTCATGTGGTTCAAATATATTACTTGTAGTATCACCCCAATCTATATATAAATTTTTTATATTACTATCATTTGTACTAATAGGTAAATGAAGTGTATTAGTTGTAGTTGGCGAAGAAGTAAAATCATAAACAAGTGTTAAAAACCTTGTTGTTGGTAAATCACTTAGATTAGCTAGATCTGTCATTATCCATCCTTTATTAACTAACCGATTAAATCCATCTATTCCATCCGTAGAATAATAAATGTTATTTTGAAAAGGTACATTAAGCTTTACATTTTTAGTACTCCAATTATATAATAATGAATTGTAATTATCTATATTAAAATTTGATTCTGTTAACATATTAGTTGCTTGTTGAAGAGCAATAACATTCCACGTACTAATATCTCGATTAAAACTACTTGCTTGAAACATATTAGTCATAATGGTTATACTAGTAACATCCCATGTACTAATATTTCCATTGAAACTACTTGCTCCTTGAAACATTGATTCTAAACTAGTGTTTGTTAGAGTAGTTGGCAGTGTACTTGGTACGCTTGTTAATCTAGTACATCCTTTAAAGGCATTGGATAAATTGGTTAAACCAACGGTCCCAAAACTAATACATGAAGTTAAATATTCAGCATTTGTGTTACCATTATTATTTAAATTATGAATATTAGATCCATAAACTTTAACAATAAATATTGATTTACTTGTATATTCATGTGGTTCAAATATATTACTTGTAGTATCACCCCAATCTATATATAAATTTTTTATATTACTATCATTTGTACTAATAGGTAAATGAAGTGTATTAGTTGTAGTTGGCGAAGAAGTAAAATCATAAACAAGTGTTAAAAACCTTGTTGTTGGTAAATCACTTAGATTAGCTAGATCTGTCATTATCCATCCTTTATTAACTAACCGATTAAATCCATCTATTCCATCCGTAGAATAATAAATGTTATTTTGAAAAGGTACATTAAGCTTTACATTTTTAATACTCCAATTATATAATAATGAATTGTAATTTTGTATACTAAAATTTGAATCTGTTAACATATTAGTTGCTTGTTCAAGAGCAATAACATTCCATTCACTAATGTTTTGATTAAAACTAGTTGCTTCATTAAACATATAATTCATGTTTGTTACATTTTTTACATTCCATGAATTAAGATTTTGATTAAACATAGATGCTCCTTGAAACATATATGCCATATTCAGTACACCACTAACATCCCATGAACCAATATTACTATTAAAATTTGTTGCTAAGTTAAACATAGCTGACATATCGGTTACGTTAGATACATTCCATCCGCTAATGTTTTGATTAAAGTTCATTGCTTGATAAAACATAAATGCCATATTGGTTACGTTGGATACATTCCATGAACTAATATCTACATTAAAATCATTTAATTCCTGAAATGTGGCATATAAGTTTGTAACTGTTGTTGGCAATGTAGTTGGTAAACTTATTAAGTTATTACATCCTTGAAAACTTAAATTGGTTAAACCAATAGTGCCAAAACTAGTACATCCAGTTAAATAATCAACACTTGTATTACCATCATTATTTAAGTTATGGATGTTGTTTCCACGTATAGAAACTGTATATATTCCTGGTATTGAATATATATGATTTACTAAACTTGTATCTGTAGTACTATCACCCCAATCTATAAATAATTCAGTAATAGTACTATTTGAACTTATAGGTAATGTAAGAATTAAATCAGGTGAAGAAGTAAAATCATATACGAGTATTAACGGATTTATTGTTTCATTATATGTAGTAAAATTAAATGTTACGGTTTGTTTTGTATAAGGAACAGAAGCAGATTGATTTACTGTAATTATACTATTACCTTTGTTTCCTAAGGTGTTTAAAGTAATTGTATTGTCATTAATAGTAATTAAATTGGAAGTTGTAGTATAAGTAAATGATCCTGGACTGGTTGAAGTTGGGTTAATTGTATATGTTTTCGGAGTACTATAAGGAATACTTATATATTTAGTTATTGTAATAACAGGTGTAATGTTGAAATTATAACTTGAACTAGATATTGTATCTTGTCTATAATTAATTATTTTATCTAATGTACAAACAGCATCTTGTGTTGTTATAAATGAAACATTTTTATCATTGTTTACATAAATATATAAAACCAAATATACTTTTAATGTAGTTGAATTATTATTAATTATATTAGCAACATAATTTATATCTATAACTTGATTGATAGGAGTAAACATTTTTGTAAATGAATTGTTTTGTATCGAATTTCGATTTTGATCATATATATCAAATGTATAACCAGTAATCGATGATAAACTAGGTTCTTGTTCTATTAATTTAGCTTTGTATAATTGTATGTTTAAAAAATAATATGGTTCAATATCAAAAGAAGCAAAAGCGACAATTGTTTCATTTATTAAAGTTGTATTTATTTTTAAATTAGATAAAACAGAACTAGAATCTTTCCAGCCAAACTCATTCCCATTTGCTGTTCGGGTGAGAATTTGACCGACTGTTCCATATCCATTAGGAGCAATATAAAATCCATCACTTGTTAATTTTATTATATTAGAAGGCGTTGTCAAATCTAAAATTGGCGTATCTCCGTTAACTTCTAATCTCGCGTATGATTGTTCACTTGTGTTTGTAAAATGTATTCTGTTATTATTCATATAACTCTGAGGATTAACACCAGTTGAAGGTAAAAATTGTATGGTAGTATGTGTCAATTTTGCTGATGTGTCGTTAATTACATTACGACAAATTATTTCACCATTAGTTTCGTTATGTGATATAGCAACTAATTCGGTTTGAGTACTTCCATTATTAGACAACGCAATTTTAGTTGGAGTTATATTTGTTAACGTCTTTTCTGTTCCCAAATATTCTTGTTTAATGTTTAAATATTGATCTGTAATTTGTGTTATTTTTTTAGGTTCATTATTGGGAGTATTAATGCTAGATATAGAAAATAGGTTAGGTGTTAAAGACGCCGTATTTGTTTCTAGACTATTAGCGAATTGGCTTACAGTTAATCCATTAGGTTCAACTTCAATTGTTTTATTATTGCCAGTTAATGCTCCATCGTCAATTGTCATTATACTTTTTGTTATAGTAGTACTAGGTGATGGTTTAATATTGGAATCACTTGGTTGTGTTTTTATAATTAAAGAAGTATCAGTTAATGTTGCTTTTTCTGTATCCATTGTTTCATTTATTAAATTTTCTATGGATAAATTTGGAATTGATACATCTATCGTAACAGATTTATTGCTTGATGTTTCAATACTTGTAGAAGATAATCCGCTATGCTTATAAATAGTATTTCTATTTAGATCAACAGTGCTATTTAAAGTAATATTTTTATTACTTGCGGTCGAATCTTCTTCTAAAACACTCTGTAAATTAGGTATTGATATCAATGATGTAATATCTCCATATACTTGTCCGCTCATGAAATTAATCTTATTACCAACTCCGCCATCATTCTGATAAAACATCATAGATTGTGTTGGTTTAATAGCAATACCATTAGGACTGAGTGTTGATTGACCTGCTGGACCTAGTGCTATATTTTCTCCAGATTGAGAACTTATAGTCCAATCAAAAATACTATTATTATATACATTCACATAATATCCAGTTTTTACCATAGGTAATATTAAAGCATCACCTCCTCCAATCGTTCCCCCTATTATAGCATTATAAATTTGATTACGATTACCATTTGTGCGAATTTCAATATTATTTTCTGTCATAAATGTGTATAAATCGTGTTCTGCTCCTCCATATACTTGAACATTATTTGATGGTCCAAGGAATAAATTATTATGAAAAGTATTATTTCCAGTCCAGTTATTGTTGCTTCCTAAAAGTGTTGTTCCGGCATTAAGAGTGGTCTGTAAAAATGAATAAGAATTGCCTTCATAATATGTAGTTAATATAACAGTATTGTTGTGATTAGTTTGTCCATATATTTTAATATATAATCTGTCGTTTAATTGTAATGGAATTGCGGTTGATATAGTTAAACTCATACTATAAGAAGTAGCCGTAGTTTTATTATTTATATCACCACTCGACCCACTTGTCCCCAATTTAAGATCAACGCCAATTATTGGTTTTTTCCACAATTCAAAATAAGCAGTTGTAGTATCTTTATCCTCGTTCACCAAAGCATATAAAAATAAATCCCATAAACCAATAGGAATTTCTGTAATACCAATTTCTGATGTAATAAATTGTGTGAGTAAAAATGGCGAGTTAGTAGTTAAACTAATCGAGACTGATTGTTGTGTGGCAGCATCTACTAGTGGTGACAATTCTTTGAATGATGTGTTTGGTTCGGGTGCTGTATTGCTATAATTCATAAATAGATTAAAACCACCTGAATATTGTCCTACAAGACTATCCACATAACCTTTTGAAGCTGCGTCATTTCCTAAAACTGGATCAGGTATATGAGGTGGGGTTGTAAAAGTTGCTTGCCCGTTTACAGTTAAATCATTTATATTCGATACATTTTTGTTATTAAAATCTACATCTTTAGATCCTAAAGGAGGAGCCCACGTCAATTTATTCAATGATTTTGTTAAAACATCACCATCATTTCCTGAACTATCATTAAACAAAATGATTGAATCTGATATACGAATTGAATTATTTGTAGAAGAATTTAATAAATATAAAGATGGAACATTATTTGTAATTTCTAATCTAGTTTCATTCTGATTGGTACCTATGATTGATATTTTTGAATTATTAGTTTTATTTACAATTAAATTACAATCAGGAAAATTCATATTGCTTGACATATATATTAGTATTAAAAATAATATATATATTTAACAAATATACAATGCTTATTTTATAATACGTCTTTCCATAACAGTTAGTTTAAATTATTGTTTTTATTTTTATACCGGCTTTAAAGAATTATGTTTTGTTTCTTTCATAACAAATATAAACAAAATAAAATGTAGTAAAGTAATATGTCATTGGTCGAATTATATTCAATAGAATCTAAATTTAATGAAAAAAGAAAAGAATATATATCATTAATGGATTCTATCAATTTTTCATGTTTAGGGAAAGAAACAAAAAATAAAGAATGTTTAAGAGCATCGAAATTAAATGCGGATATGCAGACATCATTGTTACAAATGTCAAATATGATAAATAAAAAAACACCGTCACCTTTGCCATTAAATATTCAACATGCTCAATTTTTAAAAATTACGGATAAGTTGGAAAAGGATATGAATGAATTGATACAAAATGAAAGTATTGAACAAGATACAATAAATCGTGTAGATACGAATAAAACAGATATGATCATATGGACTATAGGAGCAATTGTAGTATCGGCATTGGTTATTTATCAGTATAAAAAAATATAAATATATACTAATGAATGAACTTTTATCTTATACGGATGATATTCGTAAATTTATATCAGGAAAAAAATATGCTGGAAAAAATGTACAGACTTCGGATGGAAAAATAGCTTATATTACGAATACAGGTGTTGCTAAGCCATATACATCAGAAAATAGTTTGTCGGATAACAATGGTTGTACTACATCATTGTCACGAATTAATGTAGCATGGGGTGATATGGGAATTCCTATAGGTTCATTGATGGTGGATGGTCAATCATGTGGAAATGAAACGAGCTATATTCAATCTACTCCACCAAAAACAACTTTTAATTGGGAATATTATATAGCATCTAATCCTGATTTAAATTTAACTACAGAACAACAAGCAAAAGATCATTGGGAAAGTACTGGTATACATCAAGGGTTGTTACCAAATCAAAATATATTGAATTTGATGACTAACGTAGGAAAAATTGGGTATGTGGATATGAATACAACACTTCATACGGTTCCTAAAGAATCCTACCAATATTCAGGTAAGTATAATTCTTTTGGAGAAATGAATATAACAGGTTCTGAAATGACTGATTGTAGTCGCCAAACTCCGTCAGTTAAGTATGGTGATCAAATCAATATTAAGCATGGAAATAAATATGGAACTATGAACCAACATTCTGTTTTAGAATTTGGAAAGAAAAGAACAAATTTATTTTTAAGACCTCCAGTGGGGTCGGACGCATTAACAGGAACAGTATTAAAATATGGAGATAAAGTGAACATTGCCATATCATCTTCCAATGTAAATACAACACAATGTGGTTGGTGGGGATGTAAAGTAGGTTATGTGAATCCTACTACAGGTAGTTTATCGTTTGGACCAGGTGGCGAAACAGGAGGTAAATCATTTATCATTTCTGTACCTCCCGGATCCAATTATACGAATGGTATGGAAGTAAAATTTGGTGATCCATTTTCATTATCAGTAAATATTGAATTTAATGATACTATAAAACAAGGGGAAGTATTGATAACAAACAAAAATATGTATCGCAGTTTGAATGGAAAGTATTGTGCGATGTATGGTACTGGTATATTATATGTATTACAGTTATCACCATTTTCCATATTATGGAGTTCGGGTACAACTTTTGTCAATGGTGGTAAAATGATTGTGGAATCGGATGGAAATATAGTGATCTATGATGATTTAGGAAAACCGATATGGGCATCGGGTTCATCTAATAAAGGTGAATCTCCTTATTCTTTAAAAATAGAAAATGATGGAAATTTGTGTTTGTATGATGCTACTAACAATAAAATATGGCATACAGAGACATCTGTAACTAATAGTTCGGATGAAGTTATGACGCAAACTGTAATGGGATCTTTACAAAATAAAAGTATAGTATTTGATTCGCAACTAGCAAGTAAAGAGAAAGTGTTTACTTTTCACACTGTAAAAACAGAAGTGTATGATTTGTCTTGTGATGTAAATGGATTACAACAAGAATGTAATAAAGATGCCGAATGTATAGGATTTATACATTCGGAAAAAGAGAATACATGGCAAAAAATGACTTATACATCTACGGCGAATATGTATAAAATAACAGATACATCACCTAATATATATGTAAGAGAAGCAACTGTTGAAATGAATGATAAATCATGTAAAGGAGGTAGCCCGATGTTTATAGATGCGTCAATGTTTGCTTCTTATCCTAAAGGGGATGATTTTGTTATGAACGGAGATCAATGTGTCTATAATGCGAATAGTGTTGTGGATGAAAAAAAGAAAGAATATACAGAAATAAATAATAAATATAATAATCGTATGGATAAAATCGCAAAAAATTATCCTCAATTGCCTCTAAAAAATAAAGAATCAACCAATATGTATAAACAGCTGAATAGTAAAACGGCTGAATACAAACAAGTTTTGAATAAAATAGTTGAGAAAAAAAAACAGAATAATGAAACCTACCAGCAGCAAATGGCAGATATGAATGTGTTAGAAAATTCAAATAAAACAAATTCTTTAGTATGGGGATTATCTGCTTTAATAGTAATAGGAATGGTGGTTATGGTACGTAATAAAACTTTATAGATTAATTTTTATTGTTTTTTTATCATCGGGGGTTTCTTTTGAATTATCGGTATAAGATAATAGTTCAATAGTGGGTTCTTTTTCTAATTCTAATTCAACATCTTTTTCTTTTTCTTTTTCTTGACCTATACTTGATTGTAATTCAATAGATGGATCCAATTGTAACTGTTTCATAGTTTCTTCTATTTGTTTTTGTTTTTGTTTAAAATCAAGAGTTTTCCATTCAGGCATGGAAGAAACTTGGGTGTAAGCTTGCTGATATAAGGTAATTGTTTCATGAGTTGGATTTTTAACAATCGAATGAAATAAATCTTCCACTGAAACTTGTGGGCTTAAATCAACATTAATATGATGTACATTTTTAGCATGTTCATGGTAATGATTTGTTTTAAATTGTAATGAATTGATACCATTTATTTTCCATATCATTCTATCTAATGCTATATTTTCCCATTTATGTGATTCTTTTTTAGATTCTTTTATTTGCGAATCAGTCAAGGATGATTTAACATCGTTGTCTGTTTCCATTTCAAACCCAAGCGATTCTTCTGTTCGAACAGGTCGATGAACATTACCAACATCGTTGATATGAATGCGGAAAGCTAACGCATCATCTTCACCACCCCATCCGTAAAAGTTATTAGGAAATCCATTAATAGCATGAAATGTGTTTTTAGAAAATCGAATTACTCTTCCAAAAGGAGGATTATATTTTGTATCTTTTACAAGATTACCGAGATGTAGTATTTTGTAACGATCACAGTTTCCGTAATATTTATTAATAATACTAGAAGGAAGAATAATATCAACATCATGGAATAAAAATGTATCAATATGAGGAAAATGTTCTTGTGCGTATAAATAACCAGCATTTAACAATGCTCCTCGATTGAATTTACGTTTATCATTGGATTGTTCTACAATAAGAATATGAAGATTATCATGCGAAGAGTAATGTTGTATAAATTTTTCTAGTTGTCTTCCACGTCCCTGATCGCCTTGATCTCTGAAAGGTACAATAATAAGTGATTTGGATAGATCACAATCATGGGAATACAATACGTCTTCTTTAAAATCAGGAAAATTGCGAATAGTATAATCTTTATGAATAGAAGATAAAGTAGTCATATGATTGTCTAGCGTGTACCGAATCGAATCAGAATTGGCTAATACATTGGATATACCGTTTAGTATATCAGAAACATAATCATATACAAATTCATCTGTAAAATAGTGATTGTAAAATTGTTGACCATTTTTAGCAATTTGTTCGCATTCCGCGTCATGGTCTAAACACCACTGAATTGTAGTTTCAAAATTAGAAAAATCAGATTTAATAGTGAGACAATGAAAGTTGCTTGTATCAATACTTTCTTTATTTTTTTCAGTAATCGTATCTGTTTTTAGAAATTGTTCAAACCATAATGTATAAGGACATTGTATATTAATAACACAGCAACCATATTTGAGTAAACCACCGAAACGATAAGCAGCCGAGTTACCTTGAATGTTGAAAATAAACTTGTTATGTATTTGTGCGGACATGGGAACTTTAGCATCATCTTCAATCGTTTTAGAAGGTACAAAAGAAAGTACGGGGCTAAGAACACCGCCTATTTTAACCAATTTGGTTTTAATACGTTTGGTGATACGTGTAATTTTTACATCTAATACTTCGCGATGTTTTAGTTCAGCATCATTACACAAGTTTTCTAATTTAATACGAGGATTGGTATCTTCATCAATACCACAACCAGTAGATTGACCTCTCCAAATAAATTTAGTTCGTCTTTCTTTCCAAGGAGGTAATACAGTAATATCATCGGATTCATTATCACAACGAACTCTATCAGTATGATTGCTTGGTGTATAGGAGTATGTCGCAAAATATTTAGTAGTGGTATTTCTAGAAATAATATTTAAATCATCACCAGTTGGGATAGGAATATCCGCATAGTTAGCATGTGTACATTGGGATAAAAATGGTATAAAATGATTTTGGAAGTAAGGTTCAGGTATCTTCGTATCTCCAAATAAATCAGGGAACGGTTCTTTCCATTCTTTATGTAAATGAGGGAAATCTTTACGGTTTAGAATAAAGAAACAGTCATGGACTACACGTTGATTACATGTATTTACAAACATGTCGTATAAATCAGATAAATAATTGTCTGTAGGATTCATATCATCTTTTTCTGTTCTGATAAGACAATTGTTAGCATACCATTGATTAGGCGGTTTGTTTTGATTTGACCATGGAGTTGATTTTTGTTTTGGTTTCATAGAATCAAAGAATTTCTGTAATTCTTGAGGGTTAGTTGAGATAGGGACATATTTACCTTCTTCGGTTTGAATATGGAGTGTTTCTGAAAAGGTGTTTTTATAGTAAGCATTGTACAATAGATTAAAATTGACAACTTTATTGTTTTTGATACGTACAAAAATACCTGTTTTCAAATAAGTAAAAATATAATTAACAGCAATGTGACAAGGATGTGTAATAGGTTCTTGTTTTTTATTGTAAGTAAATAAATTCATATCTTCATTGGATACATTATAGATGGCAAGATTTAATTTGTTTTTACAATATTGGGTAGGATAAAGCTGAGGTTTTATATCTGTAGAAATACATAACAGATCTTGAATTCCTTTCATATTATAAATACATGGGAAGAGTGTTTTGTCTAGAATTCTATCTTTGGAATAACTTAGATGAGTACCATCTACAATAAGTTCGGAGTTAGTATGTAACATGTATTCAAATTCTTTACAGGGGTCAGCGGATTTATTGGAAACATATAAAGTATTGGGTTGAAAGTCGTGGGTTAGTTTTCCTAGAAGAACGAAGCCTTGCTCTTTTAATTCTTTGTCAAATTTTGTAGAAAGAGGTGTCCAACCCATGGAATTAAATTGTGAAATAGATTCAGATGTAACAATTCTCATTTGAATATTCATAGTGGCAAGTTCTTGAAGAAATAATTTGAACGAATAAGGAACTGTAATAGTACTATACGATTTATTGTATTTGGGTATAGATTGAATACCTTGATCGTTGATGTCCATAGGACCATCAATAGTAGGACTATAGACACTGCCTGTGTTAGAAACAATAGCAATTAAACCAGTAACATTGTCAATGTTTAAAGTATATGGTTTTCTAGTATGGTTTACAGAATCTACATAAGTACCGTCGCCTCGTAACATCATAGATTCTGTTTCAAACATGTTCATACCATTAGCAATAACACCATCACGTTCCATTTCACCAATACGCAATCCACCTTCGTTGGAACGACCTTGGACAGGTTGACGTGTTAATCCTGTCATAGGGCCTCTTTCTCTGAAATTGATTTTATCTTTTACAATATGTTTAAGTCGCATGTAATAGGTAGGTCCTATAAAAATATCACTATGAAGTTGTTCGCCTGTCATGCCATTGTATAAAACTTCAACCCCAGTACTATGAAATTTATATTCTTGTAGTTGTTCCGCATATGTTTTAAAATCTGTTTTTTTGTTGAATACAGTACAATCACCACTTGACCCGTGTTCCAAATGTACTTTTCCAATTAAAGATTCAATTAATTGTCCTAGTGTCATGCGAGATGGAAGTGCGTGTGGATTAACAATTAAATCAGGTCGAATACCATTTTCATTGAAAGGCATGTTTATTTCAGGTACAACAATGCCGCATGTTCCTTTCTGACCCGCACGAGAAGCAAATTTGTCGCCTATGTTAGGAATACGTTCATCGCAAATTCGTATTTTAACTGTGCGATGACCTTTTGCGTTCGATGTCATAAATGTTTTGTTTACATATCCTTGCTGATCTCTTTTTGTGTAAATTTGTCTTGGTTTATTTTTAACAGTCATGTTAATAATAGGAGTTTTGTTATCCATAATAGTTTGTTCTCGAATAATACCATTTTCATCGAATTGTGGAAGTTCAGTAGGTTCAAAATATAATTTAGTTTCTTCATCTTCGGATTGTTCATATACAGTAAAATAAGTAGTATTAAACATACCTCGTTGTAAAGAAGCTTCATTAATAAGAATGGCATCTTCTGTATTGTATCCAGTATAACACATAATGGCAACTATCGCATTTACACCGTAAGGAATATATTCTTTGTTTAAATGTTGTAAATAAAATGATTTAATCAAAGGATTTTGACCATAATTAAGAACAAGACTAGTTTTATCCATTCTATTTTGATAATTGGTGTTGTATACAGAAACAGCTTGTCTAGATTGACCACATGAAAATGCGTTACGTGGTAAAGGACTGTGTTCCGGAAAAATAATTTGAAGTCCCATAAATCCAAGTAATAAAGAAGGATGAATTTCTACATGTGTAAATGTGGTATTGGAATAATCATCCAATGCTTGAATAGAAATGAGGGAAGAATTTGTTTCTTCACAGTCGATGTATTCAAGTTTGGATGGATGTTCACGAGTTCCTTGAGTTAATTGTTCCCAGTTTTTATCTTTATCTTCAGGTGAATACGATAATTTATTATTGTGTATATAAAAAATAGGACGATAAACCCTACCTTTATCTGTATAAATGTAAATAATGTTTTCGCGTATATTGAAACTGATACTGGTCCATTGTGGAATAGAGGGATAACCCGATCTTCTTTTTTGTTTTAATTCTTGAACAAGTTCATAAGGAGTATTAGTAGAGAATTTCCAATCTCCGTTGACAAATATTTTAGTATATGTGTATAATATTTCGGGTTTGCTGTTTAAAATAGTAAAACATCGAATTAGTGATTTTTTATCTGTATAGGTAGATAATAAATTTAAAATAGGAACTTTACTGGTACCGGTTGAAATTTTAGTACAAATAGAAAAACTTTTATGTGTTCCAACGTCGCCGCCATCTGAATCTACAGGACACATCATTCCCCATTGCGAAGCATGTAAATATCTAGGTTTTACAACAATAGAATTATCATCCAACTGCATTACACATTTACGCAATAAAGATATAGCACTGCTGTATGTAAGACGATTTAATTCTTGAGATAACCCTATACGTTTAGTATAAATTTCGGATCCCCAATCACCTTTAAATCCATTCATAATACCTTTTTCGGTCACTCGTTTAGTAGAAATAATGGGTGGCAGAGACGTGACAACAAAATCTTTGAAAGCTTGTTCATCTGAATTATAGATAGTTTCATGTTCATTGTGCGCAATGTCTAAGGTTCGTATAATATCTTTAATTTGTGATTTATAAAATTCTTTAAATAAATCTGATAATAATACGCCAGAAGGTTCAACACGTTTATACTGAAAAGAATCACGATCGGTAGGAACATCGAGTTGTATGGCTAACCGTAACAGACGATTTACCATATAACCGAGAAAGTGTGCTTTTTGTAAAAGGTCATATGTAAAATGTTGTTTGGGTTCAGAAAGAGAGTTAATATGAGGTAAAAAGTAATCCGATAGAATAAAATAAACATTGTAATCTCTTAAATATTTACTGAACGGTGCCATGTATTCAATGGCAAGTTGTTGTGTATATATTTTTCCAGCATCATAGATACTTGGTCGAAGAAGTTCCATCATACGAGGATCATCATCAGGAACACACATTTTCATGATATCTTTATCTGAAATAATACCTAATGCTCGAAACACAATAAACAATGGCATAGGCATGTTAATGTTGGGAATATCCACAACGACTTGTTGATAAACAGTTTTAGGAATATGTTTCATTTCATCTTCTTTAGGTTGATTTTCAACGTCTTTGTAGGACATTAAGCGTAATTTAGTTTCACGCACAGGTTTTGATTCATCTTCAGATTCGGATCGAATTTCGGCAATAAAAGAATAAGTATCATCTTTGGAACTAGAAAGACGAAGAATATTATTAGCAAACCGTTCTTGACTAATAATGGTTTTTTCATTGCCATCAATAATAAAATAACCACCAGGATCAATTTTACATTCTCCCATGTTAAAACGAACATCAGGAGACATGCCATGTAAAACACACATTTCAGATTGAATCATAATAGGAATGTTCGCAAAAAAGACATCTTTAATGGTAATCAGAGAATCTGTTTTGTTGTTAATTTTGAATTCAAAGTCAATATCTACGACAATAGAAAAAGAATACGTTAAATTTTGAAGACGAGCATGATTTGGATATAAAAAGTTATTTTCAGAATCTTCATGTAATATAGGTTTGGCAAATCGTATGTTCATTCCTTCTTTACCTCCTAAATAAATATCACATTGATGTATAGCTACATCTTCTCCTTTAAGTTTAATTAAATTTTTGTGAAAAGAAATGGGATTGTTTTGTGTAATAAGTTGGCGAATATCATTATTTACAAATCGATTATAAGATTCAAGATGATGATCTACTAAAAAATTAGGAGTATGTTTAAAAAATTTGTCTATAATTGTCAAACCGATATCCATTCTATTAAATACACTATATTTTTATATAGTGTAAATATTTATGATTTTATTTGAATAAATCATTATGTGTAATAAAATACTCTTGTTGTAACTTATTTCTAGATAAATACAATTGTTTTAGATCAGAAGAAGGAGGAACAGATGATTTTGAATTTATGGGAGTACAATTAGATTGTTCACATGCCATGCGTTTATCAAAAGACATGATAGATGTTGCGTTAGATTGTAAATAATGACGATAATCTGTGTTTGTTCGAATGCCTTCACGTTTTCGTATATTTTCATTGATGACAGCCCCGGGTTGCCAGTTAGAGTATGTTCTTCCGTCAGCCATAATAGGAGGAAAATCTAAATGAATATTGTTCATATATATTCTCATATATATTTTTTGTTCCTTAATTTTAAACTTTTTTCTTCAAAAAATTAAGTAATGCTTGCTTTGTTTTTAAAGGAGGTCCGCCTAATTCAGTTACTTTTTGTTTTAATTCTTTCAAACTAAGCTGACTATAATCTTCCATGTTGACACTAACTTGTTTTACAATTATAATTTCATCATCAGATACATCAATTAAAGTAGGTTCTACTTTTTCTAAAATAATCGTTTTTATTTCTTCTTTTTCTTTTTCTTTTTCTTTTTCTTTTTCTAAAGGTAATTCAATTGTTTTTAGGATAACTTCTTGATTATCTTCGTGACTGGATTCACTTCCAAAAATAATAGGTATTTCATCCAAATATTCAGTTGGTAGTTTTGAAATATTAAAAATAACTGGCATAGAATCATCCACTAAATTGGGTAAATCATTCTCTGTTTCACTTACAGAATCATTGTCTGATTCGCTATCGGAATCACTTTCTGATTCTTCCGATTCTGATTCTTCTGATTCATCTTTTACTTCAGGACTAGATAACACATTATCTATTCTTTTAACGTCTGATTGTTCTACTTGAGTTTGGTTCTTACATTCTTCCGCAAGAGTATAAGCTAATTCAGTTAATGTAGCTAATCTAGACTCAATAACAGACAAACGTTGTTTTAAATAAAAATAAAGAATAGCAGTTAATCCAAATGACATTGCTAAACATATTAATATCTTCATATATTACTATAACAAATATATGTGAATAATTAACCGCATAATTTTGCGCTGTTGATAATATCTGTAGGATAATTCATGTCTTCTAAAATATGAATACCTCCTTGAACGGTCGAAATACCTTTTGTTATCTTATACGTATATTGTAATTTGTTGTTGTATTCTATTGTTTTCATATGTTTCATAGAAATAAATGTATTTTTGAATAATTGTTTACATACATTTATAAAATGGGTAGTTAATACAAAAGAACAGTTGCGATAAGTGGATAAATATTGTAAAAAGGCATATGCGCTGGCAGATGCTTCATTTGGATTTGTACCTGAAAATAATTCATCGAAAATACAAAATACTCTACGATCACTATGTTTTACACATTCTAAAACTTCTTTACACCTTCGTGCTTCTGCTTGAAACAAACTGTCTCTTCCCGAAGTGTCTGGAATGTTAATATAACTACAAAAAGTATCAAATGGATAAATAGTAGCCTTTTTGTAAAATCCACAACCAATTTGTTGCGATAACAGTAAATTAATAAGAGTCATTTTAATAAACGTTGTTTTACCAGAAGCATTAGGACCTGTAATGATAATATTTTTATTTAATGTATAACTGTTTGTAACAGGTTTCGATGTTGGATAATAAGCTTTGGAAAATTTAGTCATTTTAGAAAATGTACATGGGTTTAATTTTAGATCATGTAAATGTTGAATTGTAGACAAATAAGAATTAAACTGGATAGAATATTCAATCGATGATTTTAGTTCTTCATTGGAATATAGTTCATAAAAATTAGATCGTAAAGTTCCTAAATGGATGATTTCATTCCATGAAAAAGATATTTTTTTTAAATAATTTATTTTACTGGAATAAGCAGATAATATAGATTGGTGTTTTTTCATATCATGTATAAATTTAGAATAGGTAGATAAAGTAGAATAGTTGGTTTCGATAAAATCCATAGTATTTAACGTTTCATGAATATGGTTTTGTAACGATTCCATCGTAGTATGAATAGATTGAATATTGGTATAAAATTTATAAATAGCGTAACCATTACAATATGTTTGTATCATAAAAATGGAAGCACTCGCAATAAGATAAATACGTTCTTTTGGAGTAGCTGTCGCATAACTTGTACATAAATTAATAATGGAATGATGTTTGGTAGTTTCTAAAAATTTGGTTTTATATGTATGCCAAGATAATGTATGTCCTTGTAAATGAATAAGAGCAAAAGGAATAAGTAATAAAATAATTGGAGATAGAATAAATAATATAGGAGAAGTAATAAAATATAGACTAATTAACATCATAAATTTAGACGATTCATTTAAATATCTAAAACGGTTATGTTCGATATATTGATAAGTTAAATTAAATTCTTTATTGTTTTGTAAAGAATTCCATTCATCTAAAAAATGTGAATAGTTATGTATTTTTCTTGTAAATTGTTTATGGAATAATTGTGTTTCTTTTAAAAAAGTAGTATCAGTAGTATAATATTTTGCTATCTGAGAAACCATGCGGGATTGGTTAGGAGAAAAAACTTTGTGATAGATAGGAACACAAGAAGGATCTAATGTAGATACTAATTCTAAATCTTGTATTAATGTTTGATCTAATTCTTGATGAGAATTATATTGAATAGGTAATTGAAACATATTATTTAGTTTGAATTTAATTTTATAATTTCAAACTAATCAGTTTAAATACCATTTAATACTATGAATAGAATCCATCGTATATTCTGATATTATACTTTGACTATCTAAT